GCTTCGTCGGTCCGCTGGTCCTGCTCGAGGGCTGCTTGGATCGCGCCCATGATCTTGCGCCTGGCCGGATCTTTGCGGTCGAGCCGGATGATCAGGCAGTCCTCGTCGTCCAGCTCGTGGATGGCGAATGGGATGCTGGTTGATTTGTGCTCGCGGTCTTTCGACTCCGGATCACGATGACGGTGTGTCGTCTCGGCTGGATACTGTGTGGCTTGGGTAGTCATTTCTGTTCTGCCGGCTGCTGCTCTGCGCTCGGTTCTTCTTTCACTTCGCCGCGGCGGATCAGTTCCTGTCCGTACTCAGGATCTACCTCAATGCGGTCGCCGATCTTGTGCTTCTGGCCCTGCTTGTCCGTGAACTCGCGGACGGCTACTAACTTCTTGGCATTCATCTTGGTATCCCTCCAGGCGTTAGACGAGGTTCGTGCCGATTCATCTCCTGCTGTCATAATCAGAATCGATGGCTGCGGACGAGAACCAACCGGATCGGCCGGTGTGTCGTATTCATCCCGATGGATTCAATCCTGACTGCGATCAGTGCTCACAAGTCCGGTCCGAGTGGCGCCGGATCGCAGAAATGCTTGAAAAGCGGTTCCATCCGCACGTCTTTACGCTCACCTGGCCGAAGATCTAGATCATCGCGGACGGGGCACCCCGAGCGTATAGTCCCCAAACCCGAAGAGCCGTAACAGCCAGAGCAGTACGATCAGGACGATGACGACGTTGATCAACGTCTTGATCGGAGGTGCCATCGGAATAAAGTTGTTGACGAAGTACAGCAAGACTCCGATCACGATAAGCATGATCAGTAACTGGATGACATCCATTTAGTCCTCCTCCTGGTACTTCCTGATGGGCGATTGGGTCACGGCAACAGTGGGGAATCCGGTCCGCAGCGATTCGAGGAAATCCGCGAAGTCATCCGTATGAAGCCTTACCGTACCGATCTCGCCCGACCTGCCGTACATCAGCCGGATGTCGGTGTGATCGGGACGGCCCAGCACGGCCGCGGTCGTGACGCGCAACTGCTTGACCGCTTTGTCCATTTGCTTTGTGCTGCAGAGTTATTTAGAGATGGAAGTTAAATAACGTACCTTATCAGTCTTTCGCGTTAACCCCGGTTAACTTGAATCTGGAATGTCTGCGCTTGACGGTCTTCTTGTCTACGAGCGGTAATGAGAACTCGAAAGTCCACACCTGGTCTTGCCATTGCCGAGATTTACCGTCTTCATAAGTCGCCGACGATCCATGTTTACGAATAAACCTGGCCTCTGCCTTGTCAGTTGTGACCTCGAATCCAAAGTCCTCAATCGCGGTCGGCCTCGTCGGTCGCATCCCGTCGTAGCACTTCAGGTGCGGCTCCGTCGCACGCGACATATAGCAGTAGCCGACGTCTTCGACGTACTCACACACCATGCGCCGCTGAGGTGCATCACAGGTATTGATGATCGCGAATCGCGGAGTCTCAGTCATACGTCAAATATGTTCGATTCTGAAACAGGTTTTCCGGGCTGAAAGATGGCTTTGTTTGCAACAGCGCATGTGAGCCGTTTAGGGATACGTTTTTGAAACGGTCATTCAGTGTCGGACACTTCCTCGATCCAGCCCATGATTTCCTTCTCCTGGGGATCGTTCCGTAGAAGGAGCGACTGACGCCGTGCTTCGCATTCGAAGCAGCACATGTAGGAGTCTAGCTGACTTATCTCGCACCTAATCGTATGACCGCATTTGAGCCGAACATCGTAATACCCATCCTGCCCCTGCATACCTTCCTGCCATTCCGCGAGTACAACCTGGCGCAACTTCATCCTCCGCAATGCAGGCGTGATCAGGGTGTCCATAGCTCAATATAGGGTACTTTTGAGCTATTGACACGCCCTAATCGCTTTTCTAGCATTGCTACATAACCGGAAGTGCTGCAATCACTTCCAATCTAAAGTTGAGGCATAACGACGAATGGAACACTACGAATCACCGACCGCCAATGACAGCCCCGCTATCATTTACCCGCGGGAACCGCACGCCACACTGATCCAAGTCACTCCGCAACAAGCCGCGGACTGGCTCAAAAACAGACGCCGGTCCAAAAATCGCAAGTTGAACATGGTGAACGTCCGGCAGTATGTGAAGGATATGAAAAGTAATCGGTGGATCATCAACAACGATGCCATCGCCTTCGACACACAGGGGTTTCTGCTGAATGGACACCATCGCTTGCGTGCCTGCGTCGATGCCGATGTACCATTTTACAGCTTTGTCCACTGGAATCTGCCCGACGGTTCGTTCATAACAATGGACGTGAACGCCAAACGCAGCATGGCGGATACCTTGGATTTAAACGGGGTTATGTTCGCCCGTCTCATCGGACCTGCGCTCAACTGGTGGTGGCGGTTTCACAACAACCGGCTAATAGGGCCGAACGACGCCACCTATCAGGAGCAGAAAGAGTTGTATGAGTCCGACAAAAGCGCGATCGACGATGCCGCACGATTTATCAACGACCTAAAACTGAGTCCGATCGTACCGCCGCCTATTGCACTGTTCTGTCTACTGATATTCCGCGTGCAGGACAAATCCAAAGCCGACGAATTCCTCAAGTCCCTGTCTACCGGCGCCAACCTGGAGGAAACGAATCCGGTCCTGCTCTATCGCAATATCCTGGTCAAGCCGCGCAGGAAAGGCGAAACACTCAAGACTGCTGAGGTGTTGGCGTATGCATTTAAAGCCTGGAACCTGATTTTGCAGGACAGATCCGTCAAAAAGTTGTCGCTTAGCAAGAATGAAACAGATCAACTGCTCAAGGGTGCGCCCTTGATGTATGGGTCTAATGTATCCGCTGTCTCCTGATGAAGCCGACTTGCCTCTGCGGTACTTGCCGCTTATGTTCACGGCGGATGCGGGATCACCGGCGCCGACAGAGAAAGGAAGCGGTAACTGCTGCTGAAGCGGTCCCACGGGTTCGCAAACCACGAACCCGTATCCCGCTGCCCTCTCACAAACGCGCCCTGAGATTCGACGCTACGCACCGTCCGTATGACCCTGTCGAAGCTGCCGAACACATGGTAGCGGTCTTCATGGAATGTCCCGCCGCCGATAAGCCGCATTTACTGGCCCGCATGGAGATGATGATACGGGACTATAAACCCATGTGGGGCGGGTTTCGCTTCCCTACGCCATGAAGACATCGAACAAAGCCGGGACAAATATAAGTAAATTGCGAAAGGCCGGCGTTGTACCATCCGGCTACCGATTGATGGATCGACGCCTTCAACCCATCTACGCCGTTACTCAATGGGAGGCTTAGCTGGCGGGAAAACGAGGAGCAGCAGCCTTCCCCGGAGAACGCAGTAAGTGCCTCTGGCTACCCGCATCTGCGCTTCGGTATTCCCATTTTTACCCCATCCACCCCGTACTGAAACTGCTCGCTGACGCCCAGGCCGAGACGGGCTTCTCCTTCTGGGGGGCCGGCTGGGTCCTCATGTATTCCCGGCCGCTGACGATCAGATAGCGAGTCGCATCCTGGAGATGATCGTCCTTCTTGACGATCATGCCGTTACCCTTGTCATCACGGTGATACTGGCGATACTCCTTAAACCAGTTCTGGCAGTTCGACATAACTTTCAGACGTCCCGCTATCAGGAGTTGCCAGACCTCCGTGATCCCAGCCTCGACCGCGTTCACCGCAGGCTCGAGGACCAGACCCAAGTTGCGGTACATGTCCATCAGCGTACGCCCATCGATCTGCGAGCTGCCGAGACACGCCGGGTCGATCACCCCGGGAATCCACGCACCGCGGCCCCGGATGGCTTGCGCGTGTGATGCGGGCTCGCCTTGCCCTTGATAGTGCTCGCTGTACAGGTAGATGACACCGGAGCCGGGATCTTTTGCTCCCCAGATGGCAGCCGTGCGATTCCACCCGCAATCCAAAGCATAAGCACGCGGCCAGGAATCGGGGATCGGGAACGGTTCGCAGCTTATCTCGCTTTCCGGGAGCGGGTAGATGCTGCCGGCGCCAAGCGAGGGGGTGCCTTTCGTCCGGGCGTCGAGCTGGTACGGGGGCGTGGTCGCAATGATGGCCTGCTGTTCCGATTCCGGGATGTGCGGCACATCGTCCCAACCCGCCTGGATGTACCACTTATAGAGTTCTGCGTCCGGGTTCTCCGGGTCGAGGAAACTCTTCACCACATCGGACCTGCCAAGCAGCGGGGTAAACGTGGTCAGGATGATCCCCCGCGTTGTGACCGTGCGGTACAGCATCTCCGTATAGCAGTCCAGGGGTGGCTCCTCGTCACACCAAATCACATGTTTGGCGGTTCCCTCGAACGACGGTCTTCCCTGAGCGTATGTCTTCAGGGCCAGTTGGCTGTACTTGCCGCTGACATGCTTAACCCACGCGCTTTCAAGCGAATCGGCCACGCCGGCCCTTGAGCGGGGCTTGGTAGGGATGGCGTCCCCCGGAATCATCCCGGTTCCGATGGCGTTGATCGGGCCGAACAGTTTAGCTTGAACGATATCCCGAGTGGTTTCCGTCGTAGTGCCGCAGGCCCACACCTCTACCGGGTCGCTGAAACGGCGACCTTCCCACCAATCGGGATAGACCCCTGTCAGGTGGCATGTCACCTCGAAGGCGCCCGACTCGCTTTTCCCGACGCGGTTAGCGGCCATAAACAGACGTTCTTTGTATTTGAGGCCGGCGGCGAAAAACGCGAGGTGCTTCTGGTACAGATCCCGACGGAGCGGACCTTCTCCTGGAAAGAATTGGGCTATTTTATTTCTCGCTCGGCGGGTCTTCTCGTTCGCTATCAATAGCAGCATGTCCCGCCGCTGCTGATCGGTCACTTGAGGCCGCGAGATACAAGGTGTCGAGGGCATCCAGCTGATCCTGCGTGAGTTGCGATAGGTCGATACTGACGTTGGCCTGAATATCGGCCGTCAGGCTGACGTTCGTTGTCGATGTTTCCCTATAGGCGGGAATATGCTTCTTCATCGCGAACATCAGTAAGATGTCCGACTTCTTTCGTTGAACGCCGACCTTCTGGCCCTGATACCAGACCGGCTCGAGCTCGCCGATCCTGGCCCGTAAGTGTAGCTCCTCCTCTAGTCCCTCGAGGAACCTGGCGTGGGCGCGGGTGAACGCTTCGGCGTATTTCGGGTCCGGCAACCACTCGTAATGCAGATGACGGTCCACCTTGGCTATCCGTGCGGCGCGTGACAGGTTGCCGGAATAGGCGTACTCGTCCAGGAAGTTTTTCTGATCCTCTGCCGTAGATCTAACGGTTAGTTTCCGCTTGCCTTTATCGGAGGAAGGAGGGTTACCCATCGCACATACACGTCATACGGAGTGGCACTTTTTTACTTGTCGAATTGTCACGGAAAACGGGCCGCCGGCGGCCCCGATTTAGGGGGCGAATCTCAGGCGAAATAGTACTATAATCCGGCGCGTAAATCATTATAAGACAGTTAGATAACCGTTTACAAAACTGGGGTTTTGTTCACTCAGGGCCAATATATAGTGTTAGACACCCACCAGA